ACTCCTTCATGGCTGCCATTTTGGGTGAGCTTTTGTAAATGTACCGTTTCCACTTGTGCGTTACGTCATCTGGATCGCACTCGTAAAAGTCAGAAATGCGCCAGCCGCTACTGCGTAGCTTGTGGATATAGTGTGCCAAGCGGGTGATGCCGTACTTCTCGATTACGTCCCAGCTCGTAATGCCTTTGGCTCGGCTGCGCTTGAGTTCTGATTGAACTATCTCAAATTGTGTTGTCATTTCATTCTCCTTTCGTTACGAATAGATATGGTGCGATAGAACTCCCACTTCTTTTGGATCTCTTTGTCCTCGGATGGCGGTACAAAGCCATGCCGTTTAAGGGTGCGGCTTACGTCTGTCTTTGCTGCTGGGGTATAACCTACTTCTGGATTAAGAATATTCATTGCTGCTCCTTATGCCATTACTACGATTACTACGAACGCCAGGAAGGCCACGGTACCGATAACCTTATCCAGCAGGGAATCCTCAGACTTGTACAAGTCCTTGGGTGATTGGTTGTGCTTGTTAAATGACTGCATGATTAACTCTCCTCATTAATTTAGCCACTTGGGCTGGGTGCCAAACTTCATTGCCTTTGGCGGTCTTGATACCGCGAGCGCGTAACCCTTGAGCTACGTCCCGCAAGTTCGTGCCTACCTGCTTGATTACATCCTGTAGGCTTGGTGCTACTAAAGTAGCAAAGGCATCAGCCTTGGCCACAATCGCATCAGAACCAGCCTTAGAGCCCTTCTCTGGGCATGGGCTACCTAAGACAGTACCGCGCTCTTTGGCGGCCTGTAAGGCCTCTTTAGTGCGTTTACGGATACGTATTGACTCCCATTCAGCAAAGACAGCTGCGATCTGTAGGAATGTACGGTCAGCCTCGGGCATATCAGCTGCCACGAACTGCACGCCAGACTCCAGGAGGCCTGAGATGAAGTGAACATTACGGGCCAGACGGTCTAGCTTGGCAATGACAAGGGTAGCCTTCTGCTTTTTGGCGAGAGCCAAAGCAGCTGCGAGCTGCACGCGATCCGACTTGCGGCCAGACTCGACCTCTGTGAACTCGGCAATAATCTCTTTGCCTGCTAAGAATGTTTGCACAGCTGCGCGCTGTGCCTCAAGGCCAAGGCCTGACTGACCTTGACGCTGGGTACTGACTCGGTAGTAAGTTACATACATATCCAACTCCTGTTTCTCGGTGGTTGAGCGATATCGCTTAATACGAATATATCACGCTATATGTAGTTTTGTATAGGTATTTACCCTTAGATTAGGCTACGGGTAGTTTTCCTGTATGCTCACAGATATCGGGTAGCTTGACACTATTCAGCTCAGTCCTATCTCGTCAGGCACGACTAAAAAGACCTGCTACCCGGCCAACTAAAAGGATCAATATGTCAGAACTAAAGCCTTTCCTGGTGCGTCTGCGGCCAGATGTGCGTGAGCTGCTGGTGCAGGCAGCACAAGAGCGCCATAAACCCATAGCCAGCGTTATCAATGATGAGCTGCGCTCTGCCCTCAGCAAGACAGGCAATCTCAACCAGCGCCTTACGCAGCTGATCGGATGATTATTCTTACTCTGCCGTTCCCGCCATCAGTCAATACGTACTACAGACGCGGAGCCCATGCGACCTACATGAGTAAGCAAGGGCGCGAATACAAATGTAAGGTATCGGATTACATCGCGGAGTCAGGCACGCCAAAGCTCGGAGCTGCCAGGCTCTCTATGGAGATTGTGCTGTGGCCCAAAGATAAACGTAAATACGATATCGATAACAGGCTAAAGGCATTGCTGGACAGCCTACAGAATGCTGGCGTATTCGATGATGATGAGCAGATCGACCAGATTAATGTTTATAGGGGCTCTGGCACGCGCAGCGGTGGCCAGGCAAGAGTAATGATTGAGGTAATAGAGGATGCAAAATGAGGGTGTTAATTGCTTGTGAATACTCCGGCGTTGTAAGAGATGCTTTCATCGGGGGGGGGCATGACGCCATGAGCTGCGATTTACTGCCTACAGAGAGCCCAGGGCCACATTATCAGGGCAATGTTTTTGATGTATTAGATGCACAATGGGATTTAATGATTGCTCACCCACCATGTACTGATTTGGCCGTATCTGGAGCTGCTTGGTTTAAAGATAAGCGCATGGATGGCAGGCAGGCCGCGAGTATTGCCTTCTTTATGCGCTTGCTTAAAGCTGACATACCAAAAATAGCTGTAGAAAATCCTGTTTGCATTATGTCTAGCCTGTATAGAAAGCCTGACCAGATTGTGCAGCCCTATATGTTTGGCCACAAAGAAACTAAAGCTACTTGCTTATGGCTTAAAGGATTGCCGAATTTACTACCAACAAACGATGTGAAAGAAGAAACAATGGCCTTGCCAGAAAAGGAGCGTATGCGCCTTCATTACCTACCGCCATCTGAGGATAGATGGAAGATCCGCAGCCAGACATTCCAAGGCATAGCTGACGCAATGGCAAGCCAATGGGGCGCGGAATGAGCCATGAGAATGATGTGTACACAAAGGCCGTACAGGCCGACAGCTCGATTACAGGCAGGCGCTGGTGCTCTAACTGCCAGTTCGGCAAAGACTACAGAAATGGCTCATGGATCGTAAGCGCAAACAAAAGACAAAAGAGGTGGGTCTGCAAGGATTGCTGGGAGAGGAAACAGGCGAGGGAGGCGGCCAAGTAGATGACCGATTACGATGTCTCGCTTGTAATCAAGTTCACAGCTCATCCAGGCTACTTCATCTGCCGGATGGGAGGACAGTCGGAAACTACTCGGAAGAGTACCGCCTGTATGCTGAGGCTGCCGGAGTACTCAAGAGATTTAGAACTCGAAAGACCAGACAGCTGCACCTCTCGCGAGTGGCAGAAGTGCGTGGCCATGCTAGCTATGAGCAGCTGCGAAATGCCATGTTAGCGATATACGAAAGAGAAAAGAATGATTTGTCCAAATGAGCATTGCGATAGCGAAGATATCAAGGTAGCAGAGACACGTAAGCACGACCAGCGCAATTGGGTTTGCAGGCGCAGAGTCTGCAAAGAGTGTGAGTTCAGCTGGTGGAGCAATGAGATACCGCTGTTTGAGTTGCCACCGAGCCTGCGATGAAATACTGCATATCTGCTAGTTACGGCAATGACAGCGTGGCCTTGATCCAATGGGCGCGTGAGCAAGGCCTTGAGGATGTCACCGTTACGTATTCAGACACGGGCTGGGGATCTGTTGAATGGCCTGCAAGGGTAGAACAATGCGAAGAGTGGGCGCGCAGCCTTGGCTTTAAGACGCACAGAGTCATACCAAATATGCAGTTTGAGGAGCTCATGCAGTACAAGAAAGGGTTTCCAAGCCAGCGATATCAATGGTGTAGCGCATTGCTGAAGATTATTCCATTCTTAACCTGGTTAGATGACGCTGATCCTGAGCTGCAAACAACCATTGTGATTGGCTTACGGCGCTCTGAGAGCCAAGAAAGGGCTAACACGCCTGAGTTCATTGAGAAGAGCGAAAGGCATGGCGATCGCAAGGTCTGGTTCCCATTGGCTGCATTTTCGGATGAGGAGCGCAATGAGCTGCTATTGCGTGCTGGCTTTGAAGTACTGCCGCACAGGTCAATGGAGTGCGCGCCTTGTATCAATGCAAACAGGAATGATTTAAGAGGTCTGACTGAAGGCGATATCACACGCGTAGAGGAGCTGGAGTCTAAGGTAGGTAAGACGATGTTTAGAGCTCAAAGGCATGGCGGCGCAAAGGGCATCAGGCAGGTAATTCAATGGGCTAACTCAGAGCGTGGCAAGTACAACAGTCAGCAAGAAACCCTGTTTAATTGTGACTCTGGTATGTGTGGGCAATGAACCTTTACAAATCTAACAAAGTGAGGTTAATATGTGTGAACGGGGCCATAACCCAGCCCTTGAGAATGGAGTATCGCCAGACTCAGATAAACGCAGTCGAATCAGGGGGGATGACCAGCGAAGAGCTCGGGCCTAGCACTCTGAAGGAGAAGATCCTAGACACAGCGATAAACGATAGATACCTTGCGAAAGCAAAAAACGCTACAAGCATAGCGGGTGAGATTCTATGAAGTTTTTAAACGAGGAAGACAAACCAAACTTCCAAATACCTAAACAGCCCAAAGTAAAGCTCAAGCCTGCGCCACCAGATCAGCGGCAGATAGCCGTGATGCCAATCAAAGCATTGACAGACCGCAGACTCTCCGGCGGCTGCGTCAGAGTCCTGGCATTGATATGCAGCTACTGCAACAGAGCTGGCATTACATGGGTTGGACAGCAGCGCCTAGCCGCAGACCTACAAACCAATAAGCAATACATATCGACACAGATAGTCAGGCTTAGGAAACTGGGCTACATTGAGACGCTCGTTAAGGGCGGCAAACATAGCCATACCTCCACAACAAGAGTGATATATAACAAGACTA